CTGCGTTCCCGGCCGTCACGGTCAGGGTGACCGGGTAGGTCAGGTTGTCGATTTCCATATCGACGTAGATCAGGCCATTAATTTGGATCTTGGAGCACGTGCCGGTAAGCGGCACCGTCGTGCTGTCGCTGTAGGTCACCGTAGTGCCCGCCAGGTCGCCTTGGCGCTCAAGACGAAGGTACAGACCGCCGTAGATCGTCAAGGGCGCTGCGGGCACCCACTGCGTCCTGGTGACACTCTCCACGCACCACCCGGTGCGCTCTTCTAGTTCGCGTACGGCTGCTGCCCATGCAATGCCAATAGCCGGGTCATCCTCCGTGTGAGGAATGCGGGCCCAACTGCGGAACTTTGCAAGGTCTAGAGCCATTGTTCCTCGCTGTAGGTAGGTGGGGCCGAAGCCCCACCCACCTAAAGGATGAGAGGATCAGAATCAGACGTTGGTGACGCGCAACTGAACGAGCGCATCGCCGCGGGTGATGTTTGCGTTGGCAAACGCCATCGCGGTGTACTTGACTTGGCCAGTGGTCGCCAGGGTGATGTCATCGCGGATCATGCCGATGCCTGCCCACTCGCGGATGCTGTAGGACTCGCGAATGTCTCCAACCACTGCCATCACGGTCTTCGCTGCCGAAGTTGTGATAAGAGCCGGGACATACGGAGTTACGTAGACCGGGAGGCCCATGAGCGTTGCCGGTGCTGACCGGGTAATGCCAGCATCGGCTGATGGGACAAACAGCGGGACGTTATTCACAATGATGCCAGCAATCGCTGCGTAGACGTCTTGCGGAATGATCCAAGCGCACGTTGGACTATTCCAGTAAGCCGCTGGCAGAGTCTCGTAGCGCATCTTCGTCAGGTTCTCAATCGTCACCGCGGACGTAGAGGTCGCAGCAGTCACCTTCAATGCACGGGTGTTACCCGATGCAACGGTTGCACCAGTGCGAACGCCAGTGGTCGTCGTTGCAGGATCAAAGATGCCTGTTGGCATATTGGTTCCCGTGCCACCGATGAAAGCGAAGGCCTGATTCTTGCTCAACTTCTTTTGCAAGTCCATCATGACTTCGGCTTCGACGTCAAAGTTGGCTTGGCGCAAGAGAGTCTGCGAAACTTGCGTCGTTGGTGAGCACAACTTTGGCGGCAAAAGCACTTCAGCAAGTGCCATGTCGTTGGTTACAGCAGTGCCACCTTCAGCGATCCACGAACCAGTGCCGCCACCGTAAGAAGCGCTGGTCTGCGTGTTGTAACGGAGCGATGGGTAGCCAGTGACTCCACCGCGATAATCAGCCAACGAACGCATGAAATCTTGGCTGTCGAGGTACTTCAGGATCTCTGTCTCGTAGACAGCAGGCACCATGATCGTGCCAGCAGCGGTTGCAGGAGTGGTTGCGGTCGTGAGTGCGCGCACTTCAGGTGCAGCGCCACCCTTGAGCCAACCGATGAACTGGTCGCGGTACTTCTTGGTGTCGCGCTCTTCGCGTCCGAGTTCCATATCGCGCTTGGCGATGATTTCGACAGCGCTTGAAGACGCGAAACGCTCCCGCATTTGCGCGGAACGGATCTCGGCTTCAACGGTTGCGAGTTCGTTTGCGACTTCATGGCCGCGGGCTTCGACTTCCACGGTTAGTGAGTCTTGTGCGAGAATGGAATCGCGCTCAGCGGTGAGCGCCTTACGGCTTTCAAAGAGTTCGGACAGTTTCATAGCGGCATCCTTAGACGCAGACGAAGACGGGCTAAGCCCGACTGGAGGTTGCGGGCTTCGGCGCTCGTCTGCGGATAAGCGCCGTTTTCTACGATTGAGACTTCAAGCAAACGAACTTGGGTGAGTGTGCGAGTACTTCCGCTCCAAGAGTCGGAGATCACGTTGAAGCCAAAGGACATCTCGCTGAGGACGTTCGCGTCCACCAGTGCGCGGATGTCCTTAGCGCGTTGCGTGTCGGGCAGCGTGACTTCAAACGCCAAGCCGTGTGCGTCGCTGTTCAGTTGCAGCAGCCCGCTCTTAGTGTTGGCAAGTAGGTCGCGCGAATCGTGACCGACAAGCAGCGAGATGTTGGAGCGGAGCGAATTGTCGAACGCGCCGCGGGCTACCTTCTCGGTGAATGGCTTGCCACCGTTGATGCCGCGCACGGTCAGCGGATGGCTCGGAGCGTCATACACGCTGGCGTAGCCGCCGATCTTGTCGCCTTGCATACTGATCTTGGCGGTACGGATTTCAAGCAATGTCCTCACCTCCATCGATGTTTTCGGTAGCGCCGTCGCCTTGCATGGCGCTATTGCCGCCCGGCATGGACACGCTTGGGATGTCGAACTCATCGCCCTGAATAGGCGGGAGGCCCATTCGCTTGCGACCGTCGTTCGGTGAAAGGATCCCGGCGAGGACAAGTTTCGACAGCGCCATGCCCGCATCGCGCATATTGCCGCGGAGCAGTACGTCGGTATCAAGCCTTGCGTGTTCGCCGGGCCCGCAGAGTTTGCGCGTGATCTCCGACTCCCACGCGGTTACCCATTGGGCGAGTGCGCCGTCAACGTAGGCGCGTGCAGTTTCGGATTGTGAGGACAGCGCCCCGCCGCCCTGCTGGTAAAGCATTTCGGGCGGTACGCCAAATGCGCGGGCGATCTCTTGGATAGAGAATCGGCGCGACTCCAAACTTGTGGTCGTTGATTCAGCGCTGATGCGCTCGGCTTTCATGCCCTCGCGCAAGATCAGCGGGCGCGATGCACCCTCTGCGGTTGCGTGCATGGTTTGCCATGCGTCGCGGATGGCTTGCACCGTCTGATCGGACATTGCGCCCGGATGACTGATGCTTACCTTTCCCGTCGAGCCCGTACGTACAAGGCTCTTATGGGCTGCGTCTTGGTCTGCCGCTAGTTCCATTGCGAACTTGCAGGCGTCCATTGGCGAGACGTACCAACTCGGCGACAGCGGATCCGGATAGCAGCCAAGGTGCAGCACCTGATCTGCCTTCAAGAGATTGCCGCCAAGCCGGTACTGAACGCCCTCTTCTGTGAGTTCAACCGTCGATGTTCCGCTCGGAAGTGGTTGCAATTCGGCAACTGTGCCTGATGAATCACGGCGAATGAGTGCCAAACCGTTGCCCGAATCGAGGGCGCACGTGGTCATGTAGCGCCGAAACTCGTAGCCTGACTGCCAGCGCGAGGCTTCCCGCGTCATCAACTGAGTGATCGGCGAGTCGACTACTTGGCCCTGCGAGTCAATCACAGAGAACGGAAGCCGCGCCAAGTCCGTGCTGATGAGATTCATCGCACGAACGACAGCGGGTAGATGCTGTGGCGCTGGCGTTGCCAGTGGTTCCGGGCGTGCGTAGACAACCACGCCGCTTTTGAAACCGAAGAATCGTGCGAAGATGCTCACTGAGATGCATGGAACAAATGTGCCTCAGTGTGTCAAGCGATTATTTCAGACTTGCCACCTTAACCAATCGGGCAAGCGCTGGTGCTCAGTCCGGTTGACTCACGCACCTGGTGATGTTCCATCAGAAGCGCTGCCATGTTGCCGGAGACAATGACATCCATGTTGCCCGCGCTGCGTCCCTTGACTGGTCGCGTGTTGCCGACGTTGTCGCGGATCAGGCGCACGTTGTTCAGTCCGGACGCAAGTACCGGGTCAATTTGGTAGCAAAGTTGCTTCGACTTCAATAGATCCCCCCACAGTTTCCACGCTGGAGCCATCGTTCGGATGCTCTGATCGACCGGAATGATGGGCCAGCCGCGATCTTGCCACCGCTTTATGTCTCGCGCTTGCGCTGGATGCGGGTCTACGCCGATTTTTCGCACGTCGTAAAGCGTCATCAAGTGCTCAATTTCAGCCTCAACGATGCTCATATCCTGCCATTCACCAGGCATTCGGCGCAGATGTCCTGCCTCAATCCACACCTGTAGCGGGTTCTTGCAGCGCTTTTCGTCGAGCGCGATGTCCGTGCCGGCCCACCAGCACACGTTCCGCGCACGGATGATGCCGCCATCGACCACCATGATGGTGAGCGCCGTCAAGTCGAGTTGACTGCCGTAGCCACCGCGGCTCAGGTCAAGGCCGATGACAGCCGGCGCGCCGCGCAAACGATCCCAGTCGCAGTCCACCATCTGCCGCTCAAGCACTGCAAGATCGATGTCAGTCGTGGCAATCTCGTGGTATCTGCACGCCAACTGCGTCTCGAACTCGGCGATTTGAACCGGGTCGCCCGTGTTTAGCATCGTCTGCGCGGCCAGTTGCAACTGCGTTGGGTCAACAATCACACCTAAACCGGGATGCGCTTTCGCCCAAACGGCAGGGTCTGAAGCCTGATCGTCAGCATCTAGACCGTAAATCATGGGCCACCAGCCCGCCGGATAGGGCGTTCCGTCAGCGATTGCAGCCTCGCACGCTTGCCAATAGCCCCAAATCGGGCGCGTCTTCTGTTCCGGATCGGGCGTTGTGATCGCCAACAGTTGCGACGTGGCGAACTTGGCAAGCCCAGTGAGCAAGCGCCCGAACGCCTTGTCCATGCGCGCTGTCTCGTCCGCGACGATCAACCGCGTAGTCAATCCGTCAAGCGCACGGTCGGTGCACGGCAGGGATATGTACCTATTGCCA